GGTTACCCAGCATACGCTGAAGGAAAAGATTGATTTCAGGCTCTTTAAGCACATCGATCAATCTCACTATTCTTTGGCACGGTAAACAACGAATTACCACGCACGAATCTCGGTTCCACCCAAGATTCGTTTATGTGCGAAGACCATCTCGTACGATCGTTGACCGCTTGAAACAGTCTCCACGCTTCACGCGTGGCGTCTGCTTTGCCAAGGAATTTGAGGGCTGGATGACCCTCTGCGCGTTTCTTACATGTAGAGGCTCCGCCACTAAACTGCCCGTAGGCAATGTCGAGACTCGGCATCCATGGGATAACACGCGCGACCATCAACCTCACCGTTGAGATGAGATGGGCGTACGTAACTCCTTCAAGAAACATAAAGTTCCTTATAGCCTGACTGCGAAGTCTGGCGTTGGTGTTACGGTTCCTGCGCTCTGTATTGAGCCATTTTTCAATGGCTCTTTCCCGGCGCTGCTCCGCTGACCCCGGGCTGGGGTCCGCGTACTTCGTGAGCCAGAATCGTTTAAGATACTGGCCGCGGAAGCTGCAGTCCTCTTCGATTACCTTAGAAAGACAATCGATAAACGCAGTGGTCGTATCCGTAGCGAGTCGAAGGTTCGCATCCTTGCGTATCTTCAACCTTTTCTTCATTTGGGTTCTCCCAATTGAGGGTTACGATAACCATTGCCGAGAGGATTACCATCCACCCAACAACAGCAATAAGGAGTACAAAACCCCAAGAATTCACAAGTTTCCAAGTGAATCTAAAGTCCTGTACATTTACGAAGGGGTCCTTCATAGAAGGACTCCAAACTAATAGATGCCCTGGAGTTTCACCAGAACATCGTTCGTCAGGACCTTCGCCGGATCAAAAGCGCTTTGAAGCATGCCAATGGCATCCTTCCGCTCCTGCTCCGTCGACTGATCATCACATGTAAATGTGACATCAATGTTGATGGTTCGCGCCACCTTCGGGACAGACTGTCCGTTGATGGTTTCCGAAATCACTTTCGGAAATGCGAACTGAAGAGTCGCCTTGTGACGGCGGTTAGCCGTTACACGCTTGCTGATCGTGACTCGCGGGGACCCGAACGGTACGCCGTTATCTTCCCGAACCGTAGCTACATCGCCGTTTTTCGAATCCGGCGTGAAGGTATGGTTCACGGGGGTTGGGGTCGTCCGATCCGTTAGGACCAGATTTTGAAGTGCAGGCATCTGCCTTACCTCTTGAGTTGCGTTAATAGTGCTAATGCACTAGCAACGTGGTTGGTGGAAAACGGATTTTTGAAGTAAATCCCAGGTAGTGGTGCGGAAAGCACCACTCGCCTTTCAAAACACTTGTGTGTCGAAACACACTGATAAGTGCTTTTATCCTTTTTAAAGGGGTATCTACTTGTCGGTGCAACGGCCTCCAAGGTTCTCGAACCTACGGTAGACCTAGACAGACATCCGTCGACGAAGGTGGTGCCAACTGTAGCCGATAGGGCTTGTAGAAAGTTACCTACCGGTAGGAACCAGTCTATCACGAAGCTGTAAGGCGTTATCGCCCAAGCAACTTCGAGTGGGTTTATCAATCCCACCTGGCCCCATTTTGCAAGATCCGCATCGCGGAGCTTGTAATAGAGGATGCAGCGGTCTCTGACCCCTACATTTCCTTTGGCACGAATACCTGCCACAGTCACGTCAACTTGACTAGTTGACTCGAGCTGTCTAACTGCCCGAATCAACTGGG